GTAGTAAATGATATGCTGTCGTAGTCACCATCAGCTGCTTCCATCAGTGAGCGCTTAAATGATAGGTCATACCAGCTAGACTTGTCATCAGACTTGAATGGCATATCTGGTGCAGCATTCATAGTTTTTAGTCTACGCTCTTTTAAGCTGTCTCTTAAATCTGCCAGCCTATCAAACTCTTCATTTCTATCCTTACCTGTACGCTTTTTATAGTCCTCTTCAAACGCATTTACCATTTTTTTCCGCAGTTTGGTAAACTCATCTGATGTTAAGTCACCATCAAAACCATACGCTCTTTTGTACACTTCAGGCATATTTTTTTCAGCCCATTGTGTAACTGCTGTTTGCTTCAATCCACTCAGTTGTTTATCGACTGCATCCATCTGCTTACTAATATCTTCTAAGGCATTTGGTTTGGCATATCCACGCTCTTGCCCACGCTGATGCAGGTCTGACTGTATCTCTTCTACCATCAATGTGCTGCTGCCATCTTCTAAATCACGGTCAGCTACACGTAGATGTGACAATATGTTTTCTTTATCGTCATAGTGCTGATGCACAAATGGTTGTGGCAGCCTGTTTCTTTCTTCACGCAGCTTACGTAGCCTGTCATATGGCTCTTTAAATGCGCTGCCTTCGTCAAATATCATAGTTGCATCACTTGCAAGATAACCTGCTGGCGCACCTATACCTTCTGTAATTTCGTTTTCTAATTCGTTTATTTGTTTTGTGAGCGCTTGATACGCATCAGCTTCTGGACCATCCATGAGTAATATCTCACGGTAATTAACATTGTCACCGCCAGTAAGCGTATATGGACCATACTGTGAATCATTTACTGTTATTGGGTTGCGAGCTACATAATCTTCAGCAAACTGCCTTGTGTGGAAAATTTCATCGTCTCGTCTATCTGGCATTACTGCATTGTAGGTATTGAGCTCTGGGTCGTGTTCTACTTCACCAAAGACTTTTCTTTTACGTAGCGTCTCTTCCCTAATGTTGTACTGGTTCTCTGCTAGGAAGTCCTCTACCTCTTTCCTAGTGATATCTTGTGACCGCTGCCTAAACTCAAACTCACGCTTGAAGCCCATCTGTTTTAGCTCATCATCTTTGATGCCAGCTTTGTTTAATGCTTTCTTCCAGCCAGTGTATGAGGTTGGCGTCTTACGTGGTACGTTAGCCATTGCATCTAAGGCTATAGATTTAAGCGCTGATGGCACTATAGCTGCATCTGCCTCTTCACTGCCTAACAAACCTTGTGCAGCCACTCCTAGTGTTGCTAGCGTTGGCAGCACACCAGATTTAACTTTAAATCCACGGTCCTCTAAATCACGCAGCAATGGCTCGTCCAATAGTCCGCCATAGTAATTTACTTCCATAGAGCGTCTAGGAGCTGTCTTAGTGCTTAACAGGTCCTTACCCTCTGGTCCTTCAACAAACGAGCCGTCAGGGTTACGTGCGCGTGCATAGCGTGCTGGGTTTAGGTCCATTGCAGTTACGTTTGTGTCTAGCGTACCTAGATAATCACCTGCTAACGCTGATGGATATGTTGGGTTGCCAGCTCCGCGTAAAGCGTCTTGTGAAGTATCTATTAGACCTACGTTCTTAAAGCCACCTACTGGTGCGTTTAACTGCGACTGGTCAGCGATAGCTAGACGTGCTTGTGGCAGCGTAGTTCCACCCTTGTTTCTAAATAGCTTATCTAGCTGCTGCTGTACTTGTTTTCTTGCTCCATCTGGCAGCGCATCAAACTGTGCGCCACTTACTGGGTTATCTACACCTTTCCAGTCAGGCACATACAGCTTCATAAAGCTATCTACTTCTTTCTTGAATGTAGTGGGCATATTACCAGCTGCGTAACTCAACATTGTCTTACCTGTCATACCAGCAAAGTCTGACCCTGTTGGAGCCATGCGCCACGGCATCAATAGTGGTGGCTGCCCAAACTCTAACTCTAATTCTCTTGCAGCCTTTACCATCTTAGGCACAACTGTATTGCCAGATGCCCATAGGTTAGGGTTCTGTGTAAAGTCTCTCATGAAGTCTTGACCACCTGTAAGGTTAACAGGGTAGCCTAGCTGCTTGTCACCAAAGCCAGTCAATACACCACCAGCTGCTGTTCTATCAGACATGGTAGTTAAATATGGCTTGCCTTCAAGCTGCTCTAATGTAATTGGATTTTCTGGTATTACTTGTCTCTGCTCAACAACAGGCTTGCCTTCGATGGGGTCTAGCTTACGCATAGCATAGCGTGGGTCGTAATCACCTTCCTGAAAGAACATATCCATCAGTTTGCTAGCTACTGTTTTCTTTGCCATGAGAGTCTCTTATGAAGGTAATTTAGTGCCCGATTATACCACTTTTAAACAATCCCTTGAAGGTTTCGTCTAATAGGCTCACCCCAGTTTGATGTAGGTCTATAACCTATAGCTAGATACCTCATAGCATCAGCACAGTGACTTGTCCAATCATGCAATGGTCGTGAGCGCCACGTCATGCCCTTCTCATCGTATTCACGCCTGTACTGTCTCAATGCATCAATGCCACGCTCGCACTTCTCAGCGTCAAACCAGCAGCGTCCTAACATACTTCTTACTGCCTGTATGCCATCATCAACATTTAACTGTGGTGCAATCTGTACTGGTCGCACCCCCAAGCTATCTAATGTTTCTAATCTACTTCTACCTGAGCCTAACTCCCTGACTCTTACATCGTGTGGCAATATGTGCTGGTCGTAGATGTAGCCTTTCTCATTTAACACCTTAGCGTAATGGTCCAGACCTACACCGCTGCTTTCATAGTAGTCTATAAGCCTTACCTCTGCCCCTACCATCTGTGCAAACCATATACTAGTGCTATCGCCCATCCCTAAGTCCCAAGCCGTTATAACGCCAATAGAGCTGTCGTAGGGCACGTTAGTCATACGCTCATTGTGTGTAGCTTCACGCATCTCTACCACGTAATAAGCACCTTCAGCGTGCAGCAGCATATCGCCTTCCCATATATGGTCATACAGGTCAGGTCTGTTTACCTTGTCTTGCTGCCGTTCTTTCTCTAGCACTTCAGGAAAGTATGGATTATCTCGCCAGTTAATCTCAGCAATCTTCATATCCTGTGGCGGATGCACTCTAAACCTTCTGTGCGTAGCTGAATGCTTTGTCTCAGGGTTCCATGTTACCCATATCTCAGAGTTATCTTCACGGACCGTTGGTATTAGCTTTTGCCATGCAGTGTCAGATACACCTTCTGCTTCATCTACCCAGCAGAGAATGATGCGTGCTTTTGATTTAATAGAGTCTAGGTTGCGTCTAAGACCAGAGAACACATAGTTGATACGTCCACACTTGGACCTTATGAATTTCTCCCCTAGCTCGTAGAAGTCATTTAGGAAGTCTACACCACGTATAGCTGATTTAACTTCTTCTAGTGATGATTCATCGAGAGAGTTTAGGTGTTCACGAGCACAGAGTATCTGTCCCTGCTTGCCTTCCATTGCCCATGTATAACCACGGACTGCTGTCATCAATGCAAAGGACCGTGTCTTAGCTGACCCTCTACCACCATAAGCACACCTGTATCTGGCTTCACCTTCAAAGATTTCTACAATCTTATGTGGCAGCTTAACACTGGTTGTGACCTCTTTAGCCTTTTCCTTTGTCATACTCAGCTACCAACTTTACAACTGTGGGTTTGAAAGTATCGTCTGATGATGTGTGGTCTATCTGCTGCTTATCGCCATACTTACGTGGAGCCATTCTTGCTACCTTCCACTTACGTGAATCAATACGTAGTTTAGCTTTAGCCAGCTCTGCAGCTTCTGCTGCATCTGACAGCTCGTCAGCAATATCTATTATCTCGTCTGCGTAAAAGTCTGCCTGACAGTCCCTCGCGCGCGCGTACTGCTCCGAAAACTGTACTTTGTCACTATCATTCAGCCACTTCATTAACGTGCTCATAGCAGGCATACCTTCATCCCTACAGATTTGTCTAGCACTCTCGCCAGCTGCTAATCGTCTGCAGATGTCATCGCCTAACTCTGATGTAAATGTACTTGGTCGCACTCTATATCCTTACTTCAGTCTCTTCATAGGATTTCTCAATCCGTTGCTGCGCTAAATATACCACTTCTTCTAGCAAGAGTGAATCACGGTCTGAAATTGCCTGTGCGAAGTCGTTAATCAACTCTAGGTCGGCTTCATGTATATCGTCATCTATAGTAACTCTAATCATGTGCCGATTATATCCTATTTAAGTCCGTACTCTAACTCTAACAACAGCTCACAATAATGGATAATCTTCTTGATATCTTCAGCCCCATTTTTGTTTTTATGCCGTGAAGCGTATTTAACAATGTTGCCTTCAATGTATGGCAGCTTGTTTTTCGTTATGTACTCAATAGGCTGTATAGGCATATCGTAATGCTTGCCGCCTTCCTGTTTCTTTAATGCGCTCTTCATCACTTACCCTCATACCTGTTACGTAAATAACCAAGTGTAATCGGCATCTCTTCGCAGCTGCCATCATTAACTTCATTGAGCATCCATATACCACGCCATGAACCATTAGTCTGTGCAGTTAGATACTCCTCATCGTGTTGATAGAATATCCCAGCAAACAAACCTAAGATGTTTTTGCCATCAGCTCTACGTGCAAAAGCAATGTCCTTGTCTTGTACATGACCCATGACGCAGCTCATCATCTTCTTAGATAACATATTCCTAGCACTAGATACTGGTCTACCCATGATGCCTGACGTGAAGTAATGTGAGTACGCTATACCATCTATGATTGCCACCTCTAGGAAGTCATAAACCTCAAACCCAAGCTCGTTTAACTTCAGGTCATCATAGCCTATCAATCCTTCTAGCTTTGCATCTGATTCGATAGCGCGCTCTATACGCTGCTCATGGTTGCCTAAAGTGAACACTAGGCGTGGATTCCATTGTTTCTTCTTGTTGGATATTAGGCGCTTCTGTTCTGCCCTGATGGGCTCTAAGAACACTTCCATAGCATCTAGTCCAGCCTGTATGTCATCCTTATATCTACGTCCTTCGAATGACTTTTTGCCCACATCCCAGTTCGACAAGCTGGGCATATCCCAGTGGTCACCTATATGAATGATAACGTCTGGTTTCTTTTCT